GCTCGACGTTCTTGAGCGCGCCCTGCATCTGCTGGAGCATCCCGCCCATCTCCTCGATCTGCTTCTCGGCAGCTTGCAGCTCGGGCGACTTGTCGTCGTCGGCTAGGATCTTCGGGTCGATTGTCTTGCGCAGCCGCTCGGACATCTCCTGCGCTCCGGGCCAGTCCATGTTCTTGACGAACAGGTCGCCGGCCACCTGCCACAGCGCCGGGTTGCCTTGCAGCACCTGGCTCATGCTCTCGGCAGCTTCTTGCCGCTTGGTGGCGTAGGCAGGCCCGGTCACGGCCACGACGTCATACTTGCCGATGCTCGGGTTGTAGATTTTCTCGATGACGTTGCCCTGCTCGTCCTCAAGTTTGCGCACCGGCTCAGGCTGCATCGGGTCGATGCGGGCCATCGTCACCTCGCCATCCATGCCGATGATGCGCGCGATGCGCGCCGTGTCGTAGATCTTAGGGATCAGGTCGATGCACTGGCGCGTGACGTGCCGGATCGCGCGGGCAAGGTTGTCGATGTAGTGGTAGGTGCCGGTGTCGCCCTGCTTCTCGCGCGCGAGGATAGCCTTGCCCGACCGCTCGTTGGACGTGGCCCCCAGGCTGCTGTCGTATTGCCCCGTGGTCGACTTGATGTCGTCCGACGCCCCCATCTTGGCCTGAATAAGCCCCGTCTGCGCCAGCGGAGGCGGCGCGCGCTGCGGCAACGGCAGCGGGTTGCCGAGCGCGTCGGTCGCGTCGGCGTTGACCTCCAGATACGGCCAGTTGTTGACGTTGGCCGTTTTCCACTGGCCCTCATAGCCCTCGAACTGCCCGCCGTAGCCGATGAACGGGGCCTTGGGGGCCAGCGCCAGCATCTCGGCCTCCTGGCTGGTCCAATAGTTATACATCCGCTGCGCGTCCTTGGCGTTGCGGATGAGGCCGGAGATGTGCAGCTCGCCGTCGATCTCGAACTCGTTGCCGACGACGCGGATCACAGGGATCCACTTGCCCGGCCAGTCCTGCTCTTGCAGCACCTCGAACCCGTTGGTCTTGATCCACTTGATCGTCTTGCGGTCGACCGTGCGGGTGCGCGTCGGCTTGCCAAACAGCAGCCGGGCGACCTTGTCCTCGCGGCTGCCGTCCATGGCCGTCAGGCCGTCGGGGTAAAGGTTGAGCGTGCCCGGCTCATGCTTGACGTAGAAATACTCGGCGATGCGCACCGTGTCCTGACTGAGCCACTGGCTCAGGGACGGGTCGCCGACGCCCTGCTCCTGTATCGACCGCACCGAGGCGTCGGGGAACTGGCGTTCGTATTCGTCCTTGGTGACGTCTTGCGTGATGAAGCACCACTGGGCGTCCGCGCCCGTGGGGTCCTGGATCATCGGGTCCATATAGACGCTGAACGAGTTGCGGATGCGCCCGATGCGGATGTCCTGATCGAACGTGTTGTCGTCGCAGTACTCGGTCAGGAGCCGGATGTAACCCTCGCCGTATGTGACCTGATTGTCACAGGCTGTGTCGTAGGCAACATCGGCGTCCGACGCATACTCGATGTGGCGCACCATGCCGTTGAAGATCTCGGCTACCTCGATGTCGGCGTTGTCGTCTGACGGGATGACCTTGCCGGTGGGCCGGTTCTGGCGCTGGTCGTTGGTGACCTGCCTGACGTGCTGCGGCAGCTTGTTGATGGTCAAGCAGGGACGCGCGTTGATCGTCATGCCCTGACTTGAACCTCTGGATGAGAGGACGTCACTAGGCCACTGGTAGTTGTTATCAGCCGAGCCGGCCATGAACCGCAGGTCGTCCAGCTCGGCAGCCCGGCTGTCGCCGTACGCCGCCACGGCGACGTTCATGCGTGACCGCATGGTGGCCAGCAAGTCGCCCTTGGCGTCAGTCTTGGCGGTGGTGGCCATGCGTCAGGAACCCATCCATGAGGATTGCGTCGGAGCGTAGTGCCTTTGCGGCGTTTTGTCGACACGCGCGGTGGACGCCACGGGGAAGGCAAAGGTGACGCAGATCGCGTCGGCGGCGTCGGGGCTTTGCAGCCCTCTGGCGCGCATGTCCTTCTTGCTCTCCAGAAACATCGTCCCCCGGCTGTCAGGCTTGACCAGAGGCGAGATCAGGTCGCTCTTGAGCAGCCGGTCGGCGGGGATGGAGGCCGTCTTGAGCCAGTCGCGCATCGCGCCCCACATCTCGGCCCGCTTGTTGCCCCACATCAGCGGCTGCCTGCTGCGCTGCCCGAAGTTGACGCCACGGACCTGCTTGTAGCGCTGCTCCTTGAGCCGGTCGACCACGCCGCCGCCCACGCCGCCCTCGTCGACGACGACCAGCGCGGGGTTGTGCTCCTCGATCGCCTCAATGACCCGGCCCACCACCTCCATGGTGTCCGCGCCCCGGTGCCGCTTGATGCTCAGGATGTCGCGGCCCTTGCGCACCGCAATGACGGTGGCGTCCGACCCGAACCGTGCCGGGTCCACGCCGATGATGATGGGCGCGGTCGGATCTTTCTGCGGCGTGCGCTCCATGGCGTCGTCGACCAGACTGCTGGAAATGAACTGGTCGTCGCTCTCGTTGGGGAAGACCCCGTAGACCTCGACGTGCGCCTGGGGGCTGTCAGCCCCGTATTCGTCGATGATGCGCTCGTAGACCTTCTGGTCGGTGCCCTCGACGGTGCGTGCGTCCACGATCGTGGTCGACCAGAAGGCTCGGCGGGCATGGAACGCCTCGTAGAAGTAGCCGGTGTTGCGGCGCGGGTTGGAAAACGCGAACCAGAAGCGGTCTGGCGTGTTCTCGGTGAAGAAGCCGTCCGTGACCGACCAGATCGCGTCCGGGATGCCGCTGGCCTCGTCGAAGATGACCATGACGCCGTCGTAGTTGTGCGTGCCGGCGTAGGCGTCGGGGTTCTCAGCCGACCAGAGCTGCGCGTGCGCTGCCCAGAGGCGGGTGTCGCGGTTTAGATCCGCCTCGACGAGGGTCGTGAGCCACTTCGCCATCGTGATCCGCGTCGCAATCGGCTCGAACCAGTGCCGGTTGATGGCCATGGAGGCCCATTTCGTCACCTCCGGCCAGGTTTTCGTCGTTAACTGCGCCTCGGTGTTGGCCGAGACGATGGTGGTGGACCCGATCCGGGTCGTCAGCATCCACAGCACGAGCCAGGAGACCAGCGCGGACTTGCCGATGCCGCGCCCGGAGGAGACGACCTTGCGGAACATGTCGAAGTCGAGCTTGTTGCCGTTGCTTTTGATGTGGTCGGCCAGTTGTTGCAGCAGGTCGCGCTGCCATTTGCGCGGGCCGGTGAACTTGGCGAGCGGCGTGCCCTGCTGTCCCCACGGGAAGGTGAACATGACGAACGCGAGGGGGTCGTTCTTGATGCGCGGCGACCACAGTTGGGCCATCAGCGTCGTTTCGTCCTCGGCAGAGAACTTAGTCGATTGCAATGGCTGTTCCCTCGATCACGCGCGCGTTGGCCATCTCCAGCGCACGGGTGATGCTGATCTTCTCGTTGACCTCGACGTCGATCTGCTGCTTGGCGACCCAGTCGTGCCTGTGCTTGAGCAGGTCCAGCGCCACCTTGGGGTCTTTGCCGTGGGTGGCGGCGTCGTAGAGCACTTCCGCAAGCGCCGCCTCGCCGTCTGCCGCGCCCTTCTCCTGCGCCAGCTCGACCAGCGGGTCCATCTGTTGGAGCCGGCGGAAGTCGGAGGGCTTCATGCCTGCGGCGTAGGCGATGCGGTCGCCTTTCAGACCTTTGCGTGCCGCCTCGTAGACAGCCGTCAGCCGCTGTTCGGTGGCCTGGAGCGTGAGCGGCTCGTGGGTGAGGGACAGGAAGCTCATGGCGTGGATGCTAGACTATTTCTGCAAAAATAAAAATCGTTTTTGGACGGTCCCTAACGCATTCGCCTTTCGCTCGGCCCTCCCCCTCCCTCCTCAAGCGAGCGGTCGCCGGCTATCGGTCAAAGCGACCCCCTTTCGCCAGCGTAGCAGCTCCAAGCCTAGCAGCGAGCGCGCTTGGCGTGTGCACATATCGGCCTAGCAGCGGAGGCGCATACGTTGTGACCGGTCGGCTAGGCAATGACATTGCCTAGAATGTTTCTAGGTGATGCGTCAATGGGGGGGGTTGACACTATGGCGAATGTGCTATTTAAGACAGGGCAAGGCACTAACGCCTAAGAGGGAATGACAATGACTGACACAGATATGGCGCGCCTCTGGGCAGAGAATGACGCGAGACTGGGCGGCAAGTTTGTTTTGCTCCGCCTTGGCGGATGCAAGGCCGACGCGGACGGCGTTGACGGGCTGCAGAGCGCCGCCGACGCGGAGTTTTTCACCGTTTACGGCGTTGACGCGGACGGGATAGCGTCGGCGATCGTTGACGCGGACACACTGGCGGAGGGCGAAGCCGCCTTGGCGCGCCTTGCCGCGTCGCTTGACGTTCCGTCGGAGCGTTGCCGCTTTCTGTAAAATCGCCGCCAAGGGCCGCTAGAGCGCATCTAGCGGCCTAGGCGGTCTACATACCAAACGGGCGCGGGATGCGCTCATACGAGAGGGAAACGAGACATGACGACGGAAACAACCTTGCGGCAAATGCAGCAAACCCGCGCGGACGACTTGTCAGGGCGCAACGGGATAGCCCGCTACTTTTGGGAGGCGACCAAGGGCTATGCAGCGTTCAATCTGGAAGCGGTGCACACGGGCAACGCCAAGCGCATAGTGCGCAAGGTCCGTAATCAGCACGGAACGTCCTACACGTTCACGGACGGGACCCGGCTTTTCATCACGCGCGGCAACCCGCAACGCCAAAGGGTTTACGACGCGCGCGGATATGGCATAGCCGCAAGGCCGGGCTAACCCTAGCCCAAACCGCCAAAAACAGACGGCCCGCGATGCACTCGCGGGCCGTTTGCGATTGTCATGGCGATTGTCACGCCAAAATCGCTCTCTGGTCATACAGTGACTGGGTTTAGTCTCTCCGATTGTCATATTGTCATAGAGAAATAAGTCCAACTTGCTGCCAGCTACACGGCTAGGATTTATACCCGTATAATATTACTTTTCTAACTAACTCTTCCATTCCGATGACAATATGACAATCACACGGCGGCAAACAGCCGCGCCGTATGACGACAGGC